TTTAAACATAATGATAACCGCACATAAGTCCTGCTGAAAAATAAAGATTCATATTTCCATAGGGAGTTGAAACAGTAAGGGTTACGCTTTGTCCAGCCCCTCCAGATGTAGAAAAATTGCTTGCCTGAACAATATCAGATGCAATAACCGATCCTGCTACATGAAGGTTTCCAGATACAGCACTAATACCACTAAGGGCAGCCGTTCCTCCGTAGATTTGATTTCCAGACATTGAGCCGTAAGTAATTTTTCCGGCATTTAATCCACTAGAAATATTTCCATCTGAAATTGTATTATTTGCAACTTGTCCGCCAGTTATTTGTCCCACTAAATTTGAAGCATAAAAATTACCGGAAAAAGTTCCCGTGCTTCCAGAAACGGTGAGAGGGCCAAGTTTAAAATTACCGCTACTATAAATATAGTTTCCATGAGTATCCGCTAAACCCGTTGGACTGATTGTCCAACCCCCTATTGTTCCAGTTGCCGCAGTAAGACTACCCGAAAAATTTCCACTAGCTCCGTTTAGAACTCCTGCAAAATTTACGTTTCCTAATGAGTCAACATAAAACTCATTTACATAAGAACCACTTATAAGAGTTTTAATTGTTAATCCATTAATGGGGTCTAGTAATATTTTATTTTTACCATTGTTACCTATTATTGATAATGTAGCATTTGTTAATGTTGCACCATTTGCGTTTACTGAAAACGTATTGCTGGAATTTTCTATATTTAATGTATTACCGATTATCATATTACCACAAATCGCATCAGCAATTATTCCGTAAGTTGTATTTCCGTTTACATTGATTGCACCCAATGCTAAACTAGAGGTATTCCATCCGTCTTTAGTAAAAGCAAGCATGTTATTAACGAGCCAAACCTGTTGCGGAGAAAATGTTTGAGTAATCGGATTATATTGTCTCCCTCTCAACCCATGCTCATCTATAATTATATTTTCATTATTAGAACTAATGATTGCATTATTTGATGCGTTTAATGCAGAGTCTATAAATGTAGTTACATCATCTTTATATTGAGTCCAATTGCTCCATTCGGTTGCGTTAAAACTAACCGATGTACCTGCACTAATCGCTTGTTGAAATAAGTCTGCATAGATAAACTTTTTTTTATTTAGGCGAACATCATTACTCATTGTTACAGTAAATTTTGTCATATCGTCAATTTGGAAATCAAGTTCTAATAGTACAATATTTAAAATTGTTCCATTACCTTTATCTACATTTATAACCGCTCCTAATTGAAGTTGATCAATAAATGGTTTAAATTGTGGCAACACCATAAAGTTAGCACTATCAATTGTAATTTCATAACGAGGTTGACTTACAGTTGCTAATACCGCCGTTGCTTGATCATATAATTCTTGAATTTCTGATTGAATTTGATCTGCGGTCATTGTATCAGTAGTTACAAAATTTTTATTTTGATATGTATTCTCTATAATAAAAGGACTTAATCTTTTTAGTTGATCGGATGTAAAAGCATTTGAAAATTGTAATTCATTACTAATAGTAGTTAGATTATTTGTAATTTCAGTAATTTGATTTTGATCATCATTAATTATTGATTGAGTTGTGTTTATTAAGGGTTGTAATGCATTCATTTCGGCAGTAATATCACTATAAGAAATACCAGATTGAATACGAGCCTGCTGAACATCAATCAAAGAAGACATCGCTATATTTTGATTGGATAAAGTTGCCTGTTGAGTCAATAAATCTGCATTAATATCTGACAATTGAGTTAAATAATTGGCATAAATTGGTTGTTGAATTACAAGATTATTTTCCCATGCAGTAATTGCGTCTATTAAATCCTGAGACATCCAATCTAACGTTTTAAAATAATCAAAATTATAAATCTCATCTGTGCCAAGCGGATTGACTTGATGTATATCAACACCACTATCTCCAGATACATGTAAGCCAGTAACTAATTCATCGGTAAGTTCTGTTAGTTTTCCCGATCTTAATAAATTATCAAACGATAAAAATATATCCGTTGGTATAGGAGCGTTTGCTGTGCTGTAGGCATTTATTTTCCTATTCATTGCGTCAAACACAAATACACATTGATAAGCAGTTTCAACATCATTCAATAGAAAATCATAAATAGTTTTACTACTAGTAATATTAAACGTTCTATACACGGTTTGTATATCTGGATCAACATATCCCACAGACCAGTTCGGAACAAATTCTATTATTTGTCCAAGTAATGATGACGCTGGAGTAACAGGATTCCAAAATTCTAATGTTCCTCCAAATGCAAGCATTACCTTATAAACCATTTCTGCTTCTAGTGATTGACAAGTAACAAGTTTCTTATCGACAGACCCATCTAAATCTTCTTCTGCTTGTGTAATGACAAAATACATTTGAAGACTGTCTATATAAATCAATCTTTTTGTTTGTATATAATCATATGCTTCTATATGTGTTACATTGGCATCTATACTAGCAGGAAAAGTAAATGTTAAAGTTGACATACCATTAAATACAAGTTTAGGAGCAATGTTAAAAGCAATTCCGCCTAACGCATAGATTGGTTCTTTATTTGGATTACATAATATAATATTTGGTTTTTCCGGTTGATTGAAGGCATCAAATAAAACATTCATACTTAGCCTCCGATTTTTTTGTCAAAGTAATAGGTCATAGATAAATTTGAAATATTTCCTTGAACTAAAATTGTATTAAGATTTGGTAATAACCTAAACCAATTTAAATTAAAATTTCCGAGTCTCGATAGACCCAATGAACTTGTTATAATTTGAAGATCATTATTTATTGTTATTACTTCATTTGCCAGTAATCCAGTTAATTGAAATTGATGATTATTATCTTGAACATTTGTCAATGTTATGCTTCCACCTATATTATTCATTGTGATTGATAATGATGGATAGGAATAGTAGGCATTATCCGTGTCATTAAAAAAGTTGAATGATGTGGAAATAACATCATCTGGATAGTCGTAACTAAGTATTTTAGGAAATGTTTTACCACCAAAGGGAGAATCACAATGTACAGTAAAATCGAAACCAATTATCTCATTCCCTACCCTTAAAATCATTGGTTTAATGAGAAAACAATTGAAATAAATTTGATCCATATCATCTTGGATTATTTGAAGTGGTTTATATGTTAATTGTCCGAACAACCATTTTTGAATCAGTTGTCCATCTTTTGCGGTAAGTTTTGTGTTTGCGGTTATCGAAGCATCAAATTCAAGAGGAGGAAATTGTTGACTAAAATATAAATATTCTGTTGGTCTACGCAATATATTTTCAGTAAGTAATTTTACATTATTACTACCCAGAGTATTTAACTCGACTGAATTGGTCGTAGATTGACTTAATCCATTCGATATTGTTAAATTGTATGTCTCACTAGGAATACCGTCAAATTGAAATGCACTTCCCCAAAACCCCATATATCCTCCTTTCTAAATAAAAAACCCTTTCATAAAAGGGTTTTTTGTAATATTTCTTCTATTTCATCATATTTCCAATATGGAATTATAATAAGTTTGATTTTATTTCTTTTACAATAATCAAATTTAATTTTGTCATGTTTTTTATTTTTATTAAATTCTTTATTTGCCCACAGATCACCTTTTCCTGCAAAATCAACTATCTCATAATGTTGTCGGCCATGAAATTCTATGCAAATATTTTTCTCTGACAAATAAAAATCAAATAATAATTTTTCTTTATCTATACAATCATCAAAACTTTTTTGATGAATATTTATAATTTTCCAAGTTTGTAATAACGAAATAATAAATTTTTCTCCTTTAGATGCAGAGCATCTAGGACAACCAGTTCTCATTTTAGAAGTTCTACTATGCGGAGTTGCAAACCATTCAAACTTGCATTTTCCACATTTCCACCAAACTTTAATATGCGATCCATATGAAATATTTTCTGGTGTTAAAGTTTTATTTTTCTTGAAATTCCATTCTTTTGCTATATCAGGATAACAAACAGACAATCTATTTTTATCTGTTACCGTTTTTCCAGAACAAATGGGACATTTTGCATTTTTACTTGTTCTTTGATTTATTCTTGCTATCCACTCATGTCCCACCGAACAAATCCACCATACTTTCTTATTAGAGCCAAAAGAATAATTCTCAGGAAGAATATCCTTATTTTTATTATAATTCCATTCTTTAATTAAGTCTGGATATCTTATTGTCAATCGATTTTTATCAGAAACAAGATTACCAGAACAAAAAGGACAACCTGAACCATGAGGACAAGTTCTTCGATTCGGACTTGCACTCCATTCTTTTCCGCACTTAGAACACTTCCAAATTACGTCTTTGTCATATCCAATTGTAACTTCGCTCGAAAGAATTTTATTTTTATTAGACCATTCTTCGGCGAGGTCGGGGAGAAGATATTTTAAGTTATTATACTTTCCAACTTGTCTACCGTCACATAGTCCACATTTTCTTCCGCTCAATATATCATCCCAAGTACATAAAAATATATCTTCACACTTGAAACAATAAAAACCTAATTTTTTATCTGATCCAGTATAAACATTTTCATTCGATAATTCAAAATTTTTATTATTTAATTTTAACCATAAAGAAATGTTTTCTAAAGAAAAGGGATTAGTTTTATGAACTATAGAAAACCCTTTTTTTAATAATCCATATATATTGGAATCAAATTTATAACCATTTTTATCTTGAACAATAACTTGCCAAAAATTATCCTTCCTATATAAATCTAATAAAATATATTCCAAATCTTTTATAATTTTTTCAATTTCATTTTTAGTTAATTTTTTACTCATTTTTCATCTCCATACTCCCAAAATTATTAATTGGGGAAACTAGGAGTTTAGCTTGTCGGATGGTTTATAAAGTCATCCTATCCCCAAACTAATTATATTACCACATAATTTGTTTTCTGTCAAGTGATAAATGTAATATTTTTATACGGCTGTTACACCAGTTAATCTAATTTTACCTCTTTGAGCTAGAGCATTATTTAGTTGATTTATAACATTATCTGCGATAGATTGCATATCTGGAATTACACTGGAATCAACATTTCCTTGTACTGTGATTAAACTTCCAAAAGATATATTTGCGGAATTATTTGTTGAAGAAACGCTTGCTATTTCTGGAAGAGTTTTACTCATAAAATCAGAAATTTGAGATGGTGTATTAACAAATTCTCCACGCATTAATTGAGCAAATATTTTTCCAGTATCAGAAGATGGAAAACCACCAACCCATCCACCACTGTCAAAACTGGGTATCGCCAGCGTAGCAGGATTTATAGCAGGAGGTTGTGCAATTGTTGCTAATATTTTAGATAATTGATTGGCAAGATCAGACATACTCGTTGCATTAATTGCTTTTACGTTATCTACCGCTGTTTGTATCTCTGATTGAAAACTAGCATAATCTGCATCTAAAGCAGATTTCTGAACATCAACAGATTCTTTATTTTGAGCATCTGTTAATTTTTGTTCTGCCGTTGCCAGTTGATCTTGAAGACTCAATCTTTCGGCATTTGCAGCGTCAGATTGATCGAATTGTAAAGCAGTTAATTTATTTTGAATATCTGCTATACTCTTGTTTTGATTTGCTATATCTTCATTATAAGTTTGTTCTGCTAACAAGGAATCTAATAATGCTTCTCTTGCATCAACAACACCTTTATATCCAGCAAGTTGTGCATTAAGAGCATCTTCAGCGGCAGTTTTAGCAGCATCTAGTTGAGATGTCAAATCGGATGCAGCAGAACTTCCTGCGGCAGCAGCAGAAGTTAATGCTTTTCCTAAATCATTTACCGCTCCAGCAGCATCACCCGCAGCACCGGTGACTTGATTCAATGCTTGAGGCATTGTATATATGGAAGAATCCCAGTTATTTGATGTTCCTTCTAATGTTTTTCCTAGGTCGGTTACAACACTGGCAATTTCAGACGCAATATTCCCCCCACCGCTCATACCAAAATTGAATTCAATACCAGTAGGAAGTTGAAGACTTCCACCGGGAAAATCCCATTCCGTTGTTTGAACATCAGCGGTCATTGTAATATGCATTGAAGAAATAGCTGTTCCGAGGTCTACAAGTAAATGCCCTATGTCTTGTAAAATTGTTTGTACTAAAGTACCAGTTTTATTAGCTGATTGATTTGCAAAATCATTGAAATTCGCAGCACTACCCGTTATATAACTATAAATACTTTGAGCACTACTTAAAACATTTCCGGCCTGATCATGAAACGTTTGACCAGATGAAGCAGCAGCACTTGCTATCTGAGTCATGGCTTGAGTATAACTTTTACTTGTTGTATCAAGCGTTCCCTCTGCTTGATCCGCCATTGCTCCTTCAAGGTCTATATTCAATTGTTGCATTTGAGCAAGTTGTGAAGATGCTTGAGCCAATCCGCCCATATTACTTGTAACAGATGATATTTCATCGGCGGTCATTCCCATTTGAGTTCCGAAATTTTTTACAACTCCAGCTATATATTCAAATGTGGATGATATTTGTGTTAATGCTTTTGTATAAGATGCAACATCCATATCTCCAGCGTTGAAAGCCGCATTTATTTGACCAAGGGCTTGTGTTGCATCTAAAGATAAACCAGCAAAGAATGTTTGAGCGGCCTGTTTGTTTTTTTGAGAAAACATCTGTG